GGCGCCGGGACAGAGGAGATCTCCCAGCTGAAGGTAATCGCCTCAGGCGAGTCGTTGATCGTGCTGTAGGCCTTCTCCGAAGGAGACGCCTGGCAGCCATAAATCATGTGCAGACGGTAGCCGTAGCTATCGCCAACGACATCATTACCGATCTTGGTCCGATACGCCAGTCCGAAGCTCTTACGAGCCTGCTGACCGATGTAGAGACCAGCCGACGGAACAGCCAGACCGTCAAACGGAGCGAAAGCTGCCGGGTACGTGAAGGCCTCAAGCGTAGCCGAGAACTCCTCAGCCGAGTAAAGGTTCACGTACTTAATGTTGTCAGCATAGAGCGAGGTCGGCTCAGCGCCCGAAGGCGACTCGGTGACGGTGACGAGGCCATTCCAGGCAACGCCATCCGAATACACACCGGCGCCATCGGGAATGTAAAGAACGCCATGATCGACACCGGTCTCGTAATACCGTTGGCCGATCGCATCCCAAGAGAGTGCGGTCATTTGTATTTCTCCTTAGAAGAAAAGTTTGAAAACGTCGTGGTTGAGGTTGTCGGCCGTAAAGAACCGATCATATGCACACCTGGGTAGTTGTGCAACCTTATCCGGGATAGGGCTATCTGGATCTCGATCAATGACCGTGACCAAATAACGCTTCATGTGCTTGTATGGCTTGTCGTCAGCGTGACGAATATCCATCATCTCGCGATGGTAAACGATGCACGGATAAGACAGCACAACATTCGTGGGTGGCTGGAAATATACATTCTTCGAACCCAATAATTGAGTCAGTGTTTGCTGAAGATCAAGGCGTTGGGCCATTGTATACACTCCCCATGGTTAGAATTAGACGGGGGGCCTGGACTTCCACGTTAGTGACTGTCCAGAGAGCCCCCATCCAACCCACATACTTGATGTTGAAGAAGTGTTGATTGGCATATTGATTAGCAACGATACTAATTCTGTTAACCACGGAAAGATCGTTGTTGAGATTCTGACCTTCGTCCAGTCTTCGGGCACTACGGATAACATCGCCGGAGTAATAGTACTCCTCGACCTCATCCACCCAAATCCCAGATCCTTCAGGACGCTCAACGGAACTTCCGTAGCCTACCGGACCATAAAATCTTGCCATTTCAACTCCTACTTATCAGCGACGGCGGAACACCCAACGCTTGTCTTCGGTCGTCTCGAGGTAACGGCCGGTGTCGGCAACGGCGTAGATCTCGAGATCCGCACCAACGGCGAGAGCCGTCATGGCGCCCGCAGTAACCGTCGCATCCGTATCGGACCGCTTGTACAGCGCACCAGTAACGGCCGGGATCGTGATGACACCGGTCGTGGCGTTGAACGTCGGCTCGGTCGGGACAACCGGCGTAGAGGCCGCAGCAACCTTGCGCACGACGATGGCGCTCTTCAGCTTCGTCAAGGCGCCCGAGACACGCGTCTCGATGAGGTACTTGTACTGGTTGTAGTCGATGTCGAAGTCGTCGAACATGCTAACCTGACCACCACGGTCGGCGCCGAGGCGATAGTCGACCATGTTCACCAGGATGGCGACAATGTCGGTGTACTCCTCGAGAACCTCAACCGGAACGATCTTCGCAACGCGAAGCTCCGAAGCCAGCTCATCAAGGGTCTTGTAGACGCGACGGCCCACGGTGTCCTTGAGCAGCATGAACTTCGAGATGTACGACTCGGTCGTGTACATGGTCGGGAGACCCGTGCCCTTATACGACGAGCGGTTCGTGATGATCGCGTCGACAACCTCGGTCACCGAAGAGTTGGCATCATCGATGTTGACGTTGACGGTCGTCGCATACAGCGAGTGGTCCGACGCAACCGGGCGGATGTTGCCCTCGTTGATCTTATCCTCGTTCGAGATATCACGGCCATCGCCAAGAAGAACGGCGCGAGCCAGTTCCTCATCAAGCATGAGACGCATCTCAGCGCGGAGCCAAGAGACCACGTCGAAGTCGGTGATGTCGACGATGTCGTCACGGTCCAGCTTCTGCTTCTTGTAGATGGTCGTCGGGGTCGTGATGCGGCGAGCAACACTGAAGAACTCTTCCTTCTTCAGAGTACCCTTGATATAACCGCGGGCACGAGCCTCGTCCTCGGTGATGTCGGCGTGGAACGTCTTGATCCGAGCGAACGGGGACTTGCTGGCGCCGCCAAGGACGTCAGAAACCCACTCCATACGTCGAGCGTTGTACTCCGGCGTACCACCGACGTTGCGAGCCTCCGGGAAGAGGATATCGATGTCGTCAATGCCGTGCGACAAAGCGTAGGCCTCGACAGCGTCCTTGAGGGAGCCCATCTTCGTGGCATCTGCGACAATGCCCTGGATGTCGGCGTGGGAAAGAACGTGCTGCTCGGGCGTCTTGCCCTTGTCGGCGTCCTTCTCGAAAACGTTATGCGTCATTTCAGTAGTACCTTCCTGGGTATCGTCGGTCTTGTTATCGTCACCGGCACTATCGCCGAGGTTGTCTTGCTTGAGGTCATCAGAATTATCGCCCTTGGCTGAGGCGATAGCCTCGCCGAGCATGAAGTGGACCACGTCCTTCTGCTTATCGCTCAAAGTATCGTAGACATCCTGAACAGTCTCGTCAGAATTGTCTTCGTCACCAGTAGCGTGAGCAACGACGTCCGTATCCTTGTCCTCGACGACGGGAGTGAGATCCTCTTCGGTCTTCAGATTCTCATGCTCCAGCTCGAGGCCGGTGTAAATGATTACTTCGTCATCGAGCTTGATGTCATCACCGTCGCTGTGACGAATCATAACATTCTCGATGAGTGCGCCTGGGTTGGCACCCGAAAGAACGAGGCTGACCTCACGGATTGCACCGTGGAGGACCTTGCCTGCCCGCTCAACGAGCTCATTAGCCCAGATAGACATCATGTTGATGTCCTTGTGCTCCAGGAGACTACGAGAGTGCTTCGCCTTGGCGGAATCATTGAAGAATCCGTAGGCGTAAACACCTTCATCCCGATTTTCCAGGATTGCATGACCGAGAACGTTCTCCACGTCGCTGTGGCCATGCTGCCAAACGAGCGTGAGCCATGATAGTACGACCGTCAGAGCACTTGAGCCCAGCCTTGGTCGCCCATCCGCTGAAATCAGCTTCCATTTTGATTGTCCCTTTCCAAAGACTCAGTCCCTGTACTTTCTGTTGGTTGTGGCATGTTACTGTTGACAAGCTTATCAGCCTTCGGATCCTTTGAAGGCTTCAAGCCAATGACTTCTCTGAGTTCATTTGCTGTCATGATTTCATTACGACTAAGCTTGTCAGAGATTTCCGCAAAGTCTGCTACAGGAACGAGCCTAAACGGATTCTGGAAGTACTTGATACGTTCTTTTCGATTAATACCAAGTCGACCCAGGAAGGCGCGCTGCAAAGCTTCAATGTAAGCACTAATCAATGGTTCGATAGTGCGGTTGAAGTAGTTCAGCATGGACTTCTCGTCGGCTGTGCCATTCATAATCTCTTCTGTAAGGCCAAGCTGGCCATACAACATGTTCGTAAGATACTCGACCTGCTTGAGAAGGTTGTTCTCGGCAGGCCGGTTAAGCTGCGTGATCTTCTCTGTACCATCTGTATAGGCGATGCCGTATTGGCTGCCCTTCAGCTGGAATTCGATGTCTTGACGACGCTGCTCTGCCTGTTGCTTCCTAGCCTCCGACTTAATCACATAAGGAAGCTGGATGATCAGGTCCAACTTGCCGGAACTAGACTGCTCGTCGACGGCATCAAGAAGATTCAACTTCCTGATCAATCGCTGAAGAGTTGAGTTCGGCTCGTTCATCACCTGATACAACGGGTTTTCAATGATAGCTACGTAGCGCTTTCCAAGAATGATCTCATCTCGAATGCCCTTAGCTTCGTTGTAAACACTAACCCGCACGTGGCGAGGATACCAGGAGGTAACTTCACCAACTCGCATCGTGATAATGTCGAAAGGCTCACCATCATTCGGATCGTTTACTGTATCGACAGGCACGACAACCGCGACACCCTTATCGAACAAAGACATGACCACGTCTTGTCTAAAAGCTCGAGGTGCCTGATCGATGTTTGCTTCAATAGTGAAGCACTCATTCAATCGGCTATCCATGTCTTCCGAGTAACGGTCCATGTCATCAAGCTTAACATGCCGAATGTCAATGGCTGCGAAGTCGATCGCCAATCGGGTGTAGATAGAAGAGATGATTGAGCGTTCGTTGGTATACCGAAGTCGGCTTCGATCCGGTCGTGCCGAACCAATACTAATACCACCCGGCTGACCCATACCATAGTCGAACATTTGGGGCTTTTGGAAGGCGTTCCACATTCGTCTCAGTCTTTCGAATGCCATGCATTACCTCCTTTCATGCCCACTCCTTAAGATACGATCTCTTGCCGAACGGGGTATCTAGTTTATTGTATCGACTAGCCAGGTCTGCATTAGCTGATTTAATAATACCTTGCTGTCGAGCAATGATCGCGTCCATTTCGCTTTTTGGTGTCAAAGAAGCCTTAACCAGCTTCGTCGTCTT